GATCCGAACTTTAACGAAATCTACTTACAACTTATTCGCAAGGCCAAGGCATGAGAATCACTGAATACACCAGCGCACAAGCCACTGAACAAAAGGACTTCAGAGACATTGTGCAATTCTTTTGGGATATCAAAAGAGGGAGGTGGGAGGATATAGTAACTCCCTACCGTAATATGAAAACCAAAGAAGAACAAAAAGCCGCTAAAAGCAAAATGCCAGCATTTGCAATGTCAGGAGAGTTCCAAGGCAGAGGCGTCGCATCACTGGTCAAACATAACGGCGTCATCTGCATGGATATCGATGATCAAGACAATATAGACATAAACGAAAAGATTGACAAGCTCCGAGCCGATAAGCATATCCTAGCACTACATATGTCACTCGGAGGCTATGGATACGCTGCTTATTTCAAGATTGACCCTAATAAGCACCTTGAATCATTCGAAGGCCTTGAAGACTATCTACTCGAAAACTATCAACTAGAATGCGATCCATCATGCAAAGATATAAGCCGATTGCGTTTTATATCCTATGATCCTAATATAGTAACCAATGATCCGGATAAAGTACCAGTATTCACACGATATAGAAAGAAAGTAGCTCAAACAGCGCCAAAGGTTATGCACGCGATAATTGAACCGGATATAGAGCACATGATCAAGCAACTCCGAGCAAGACGCATAGATATAGTGCATGACTATGGCGATTGGGTTAATGTCGGTAGAGCATTTGCTACCGAATATGGTGAACGCGGCCGCGACTTCTTTCACCAAATATCTGAAATTAATAGCAATAAATACGACGCTCAAAAGACTGATAAGAAGTATGACAATATCCTTGCAACTAATAAAGGAGTCATAGGTATTGGAACTCTATTCTATCTATGCAAAAAGTATAACATTGACATTCAAACCGAAAGAACAAAAAAGTGGGAGGCTGCAGCTACTTCAATGGTGCGTAATGGACGCATGAGTAAAGATGATATCAAGCGCTCTGTTGGTAGACTTGCCGAATCTGAAGGCGAAGACCCAAAAGAAGCACTAGAAATAGCAGAGAAAGTCATAAATACACCCAAAGAGCAGCTCAAAAAGGAAAAAGACGATAATATCATACCTCTTATGAAGGTAATGCTGAAAGAGTTTGACCTCAAACGCAATGAATTAACTCACGAAATCGAATATAAAGGCAAAGCCATCACCGATACCGATATGAATAGCATCTATATCCAATTGACCGAATCTCTTGGACCTAAATGTACGCAAACATACTTTAATGCCATTATTTACTCGGACTTTATACCTACATATAACCCATTTTTAGAGTTTTTTGAGTTACATAAGAGTAAAACATCCCAAAACTGCATAGAAAAATTAGCTAATTGTATAACCTTTGATAATCAAGGTGCTCCATACGAAGAATACGAGGCTTATGCACATAGATTCCTGCAAAAGTGGATAGTATCAATCGTTGCATCCATGCACGGTACTTATTCTCTCTTAATCCTGGTCTTAGTTGGTGGCCAAGGGATAGGAAAGACTAATTTCTTTCGTTGGTTACTACCAAAAGAGCTAATTAACTACTATGCAGAGTCAAAACTTGACCGAGGGAAAGATGATGAAGTCCTCATGTGTAAAAAACTGATTATTTGTGATGACGAATTCTCCGGGAAATCCAAATCTGAATACAAGCATATTAAAGACATAAGCTCAAAGCAAACTATTACTCTTAGATTGCCGTATGGACGCACTACGCAGGACTTTACACGCTATGCCGTGCTTTCAGGGACTTCAAACGACCTTGAGATCATAAACGACCCGACTGGGAACCGCCGTATCGTGCCCCTAAACATAAAGTCTATTGACTTTGACGCATATAATGCAATCGACAAGGCGGACTTATTCATGGAAGCATATCGCATCTATCATACCGAAGGCAATAGCTCTTGGCAACTCACTAAGGCTGATATTGAAACACTTAACCAGCTATCTGCATATAATGAGCAAATCGATACAGTCGAAGAGTCAATCATGATGTTTTTTACGCAAACAGATGATTCATCCGAAGAGAATTGTAAGACAACAACCGAAATAATTGCACATATGATGCAATTTACAAAGCTCCATTTCAATCCGCAAAGGGTTGGTATCGCAATGAAGAATTTAGGCTTCGAGAGGATCACCAAGCGCCGAAATGGCAAGCCGGTGAAGTGTTACAAGGTAAAACAAGTCCTTACTACACCATCCTACTACGACATAAATGGGTAAATTTAACAAAAATTGCCCTATTCAAAATGTAGTAAGACTAAGCAAAAAAAAGGCCTAAAACTATTATACAATTACATATACATATAGGCCAATATACTAGTACTCTTATTATTCTATAATAGTTTATTTTAAATATTTACTTACTACACTTACTACACTTATATAAGTCACTAAATTATAACAACTTACGATGTAGTAAGACTTGAAAAACTCTTACTACACTCTTACTACACTTACTACATTATGATTTCACTAAGACCATACCAAGAAATTGCTATCCAAAACCTTCGACAAGCCTATGCTGATGGCCATAAAAAAGTAATTCTTTGTGCTCCGACTGGAGCTGGTAAGACAATAATGTTCTCTGCTATTGCACAAAGCGCATTGCAGAAAGGCAAAAGAGTCATGATCTTGACCGACCGAGGCGAGCTGCTATGGCAAGCAGGCGGGGCGCTTAATAACCTTGCGATCGTTCCGGAACTCATTACAGCCGAGACTACCAGAGTTAACTCAAGTCAGCGAATCTTTGTGGCTATGATCGAGACGATATACCGCCGGGCTGAACAGCGGATCTACAGCGAACTACTAAACTCGGTGGACTTATTCATATTCGATGAATGCCATAAGCGGACATTCGATAAGATCGTAGCTCGATTACCTGAAAAAGCAATGATACTTGGAGCGACTGCTACTCCGGTAAGGGATACAACCGGCAAGGCATTAAAAGATATTTATACACACATTGTCGAAGCTGCTAGCATAACACACTTGGTAGATGAAGGCTATCTTGCGAATCCTCACTATTATTCAGTCCGAGTGGATTTGAAGAACATAGGCACGAAAGGTGGAGACTTCGACATGGATGCTTTGGCAAGGCACTACCAAACTACCGAGTTATACAAGGGAGTAGTGGATAATTACAAGAAGCACGCGAATGGGACAAAGGCTTTGCTATTTGCCCCTAACTTAGCCAGTGCAGATGAAGTATTGCAAGAAATACAGAAAGCAGGTTATCAAGCAAAGAGCTTAGACGCATCTGCAAGCCGAGAGGAAAGGCGAAATACATTAAAGTGGTATAAAGAGACACCTGGATCGTTTTTAGTGAATGTAGGGCTTTTTACAACGGGGTTTGATGAACCTACAGTAGAGACAGTTATTTTATACCGTGCAACTAAAAGTCTTGCATTATATTTGCAAATGATTGGACGCGGATCTCGAACTACCGAAAACAAAAAAGATTTCAGAGTCCTTGACTTTGGTAATAACTTAGCACGGTTCGGATTATGGGATGCAGATAGAGAGTGGAGTTTAGACGAGAAGATAAAGAAGAAGACTCCAGGCGTTCCTCCGATGAAGCATTGTCCACAATGCGAGAGCATGAATCACATAAGCGCAAAAGAATGTGCATGGTGCGGCATGGTATTCGAGAAGAGCGATGACGAGAAGATCCGAGAATATGTGATGCTAGAAAAATGGGAAGCAAGGCGCAAGGCTGTAAATTCAGATGCAAAGGATTGGGCTTTGTTAACCAAGGCAAAGAAGGTAAGTGCTTTTTGGGTATTGCATAAATGCTGTAAGACCATGGAAGATGCAGAGAATTACCGAGATGCTATGGGATATAAAAAAGGATGGTTATATTACCACAAAGATAGAACAGGACACTTGCGATGACTACCGAGCAATGGCTTAACGATATGATCGATGACATAGTCATGGAATACGGCGTGTCTCATGATACGGCTCGTATCATGCTCTTTGCTTGGCTTGCAGAGTTACTTAGATGGAGTCCTAAGTTTTACGCAATGATGGATTATTTGCTAAATGAGTAAAATACTTTCTCTTGGCGCTGGTGTTCAATCTTCGACACTTGCTTTGATGGCTGCTTTGAATGAGTTACCCTATACTGTTGATTGTGCTATTTTTAGCGATACAGGATGGGAACCAAAAGCCGTATACGATTGGCTTGATTGGTTAGAGACTCAATTGCCGTATCCTGTATATCGTGTAAATGCAGGGAATATACGAAGTGATATTTTAAGCAAAGCCGATGGCAATAACGAAAGACTTGCAGCGATCCCATGGTATACTTTGAATGAAAAAGGACAAAAGGGGATGGGAATGAGGCAATGCACAGGTGAGTATAAGATCCGACCATTACAAAGAAAAGTAGTGGAGATATTAGGTGGAAGGCCTAAAGGCGGATGCACAATGCTTATTGGAATAAGCACTGACGAAGCGCATAGAATGAAGCCTTCAAAAGTGCAATATATCAAAAATCAATACCCATTGATAGACAAAGGTATGTCACGAATAGATTGCTTAAATTGGATGCAATCAAAAGGATTCCCAAAGCCGCCGAAGTCTTCATGTATTGGATGCCCTTACCATAGCAATGACCAATGGAGAGCTTTAAGCTCTGAAGAGTTTGCAGATGCCGTGTTAATTGACAAAGCAATAAGGAATCAGCCCGGTTTTAAGTCTCAGCAATATATGCATAGAAGCTGCAAGCCTCTTGATGAGATAGACTTTAGGAATGAAGAAGAACATGGTCAAGTCAATATGTTTATCAATGAATGCGAAGGGATGTGCGGAGTATAGTATGACTGAACAACAACTTCAAGCGCACTGCTTTACATGGCATTGGAACGCGCGACCTGAAGAGCGCGGGCTTTTGTACATGAATCACAATAACCCCCGCGATGCGAGGCAAGGCGCTCAATTGAAGGTGATGGGTATGATATCGGGAGTAGCTGATATGACTTACCTATCCAAGAGCGGCCCGATATTCTTGGAGTTTAAGACTCCGACGGGCCGGCAAACAGACCGGCAAAAGTGGTGGCAAAGCCAAGTAGAGAATGCAGGATACCGATATTGCATAATAAGAAATTTCGAAGAGTTTGTAAAGTCCATAGATATTTGAGTATATTACCATATTGCTGAATTCGGCAAAAAGGATAACATGAATCACTATTACCAAAACATTCACGGCTGGTTTGACTACGAAGAGATAATCAAGCTTGCAATTGACAAAGCCGAAGACGGCGCAAAGTTCGTAGAGATCGGAGCTTGGAAGGGCAAGAGCGCCGCTTACGCGGGCGTTGAGATCTTGAATAGTGGGAAGGCTATCACTTACTATGCAGTAGATCACTTCTTAGGCTCTGAAGAGCACCGCAATCCCGTGAGTGACTTTTACGACTTTAAATGCCAAAGTGGCGAATTACGAACGGAATATCATGCAAACATCGAGCCTGTTAGCAAGGTGATTAAAACCTACGACATGACAAGCGCGCAAGCTTCAAAGAATTTCAAGAAGCGAAGCGTTGACTTTATCTTTATCGACGGCTCGCATGATTACGACTCTGTTTGCGTGGATATCGAGATATGGCTTCCGAAGCTCAAGCCGGGCGGAATGATCGGCGGTCACGATTATACGACGCATGAAACAGTAAAGAATGCAGTAGATACATATTTTACGGACTTGCAAATAGTCGGCAAGTCATGGTTATACATTTCAAGGAGTGAAGAGAATGGCAAAGATTGAGATTAGCGGCGAGGTGGTGTATGTCGGAGCGCCTGTAAAGTATTCCGATAAATTCACCAAAGCGGAGATCGTGGTAAAGGATTCGACAAGTAAGTATCCTGAATTTATCAAGTTCGAGGCAATTAATGACAAGGTCGAACTCATGCGAGGGTATCCAGTTGGTACTCAAGTAACTGCAGAGGGCTTTGTCGGTGGTAAGGAATACCAAAAGAAAGAGGGCGGGATTGGATACATAACAAGTATCAAGCTCGCTAAGATTTACGAAAACAAGCCCGCGCCCGTAGAGGTCCCCGATGCTATACCATTTTAACGATAGCTTTGACGAGATGCCTACTCTTGACTGGGAGGAACTCAAAGATAAAGACTTCAAGACGGAGATAATGAAAAACGGCGTGCCTTTCGAGGCGCGCCTGTTTCTCGCAGGTTCGGGATGGAAGCTGAAGTTAACCAACAAGATAACAGGCCGATACGCTTTGGAGCTTAGATTCCGTAATATGAGTCTTAACGATGCGATGGTAAAGGCGGAGTTTTACATATTGGAGAACTTAGAATGAGACTATCCGAGTGCGAGGTTAGGTATATCAACTTAGATACGGCTCTTAGCAATCGGATAGAGATGGAGCGTCAGTTTGGAATGCTTGGTATGAATAAGACTAGAAGGATAAGCGCAAAGACTATACCGCCTCCTCAAGACACGCGCTTTGATAAGCACTTTGTCGGATGTGGACAATCTCACATAGATGCATTGCAGTCAGGCGATGCACCCTTGCTGATATTCGAGGATGACGCTCAAGTGACTGAACACTACTGCGAAGAGATAGATATTCCACACGGCGCGGATGCTATTTACCTTGGTTGGAGTCATGCTAATCCGAAGACTACGGTCAAGGCCTTTAGTGAGAATTTGGTAAAGGTTACAGGCTTAGCGGCGGCGCATGCTATACTATATCTTAGTCCAAGATTCAAAGCCTATGCAGAGAATGCAATCAGAGTAGCAATTTACGAAGAGCAAGTTCCACTTGATGTCATGCTTGGACATATTCAAGAGAACTTTAATGTCTATGCAGTTCGCAAGCCGTACTTCATACAGTCGAATGCAAGATATTCGCTTAACAAATGGGAATCACTAACAAGCGGAGAATTACATGAGACTTGAAGTAATTATTCCCTATCGGAACCGCGAGGCTCACATCCGTAAACAAGTGCCTCACTTATTCAAGACGCTTGAGGCTCAAGGCTTAGAGTTTGGCATAACGATTGTAGAGCAAGAAGAGGGCAAGCTGTTTAATACCGGCATGATGAAGAACATCGGATTCCTAGAGTCTCAGCATGCTGATTACTTTTGCTTTCACGATGTGGATATGTACGCAAAAGATGCGGACTATTCACCAGTCTTTACGCCGACTCACTTGGCAAGGTATGTAGAGCAATACGACTGGGATATGCCTTACCGTGCTTACTTTGGTGGAGTGACGCTATTTGACAAAGAGTCATACCGCAAAATAAACGGCTACTCCAATGAATACTGGGGTTGGGCTGTAGACGATGACGATCTATATTGGAGATGCGTATTGACAGGCTTTGCAAGAAGGGAGGGCTGGTTCTACAGTGATGATCATGACCGTGAGAACTATGACAAATGGCAAGAGGAAAACTGGACTAAGTTTCAGGCTTCGCTTTTGGATACGGAAGCCAAGAGCGGAATTAAAACAACGCAATATACAATACTAGAGTCTAAGCGATTTAATCCACAGCTTAGGCGTATTTTAGTTTCTATTTAGGAATAATCACAATGGATGCATTGAAGACCTTTGTCCCTTTGGTCGCATTATCAGTAATTGCACTTGGTGCGACCTTAGGAGTGGGAGATGGGAGTTTTAGCACATTCGCGGTCGGTCTTAGCAAGTATGCACTTGCAGTTGGGGCGGCGTGGTTTGTGGATTCGTACTTAATCAAGGAGGTAAATACTCGTGAAATTATCGCACAAAATCCTATCGCTTACGCTCTTTACTTGTCTGCTAACATCATTACAGCCGCTCTCTGCTTCAGTCAGTCCTAAGGTTCTGCTTATAGCCAAGGGCTTTATAGGCACGAAAGAAGAGGGGAATAACGGCGGCTACTGGGTTCGCCGCTTTCAAGCTTCGACCAAGAGCCCGCGAGGCGCTCAATGGTGTGCAAGTTTCGTGAACTTTTGCTTAGACTCTGCAGGGGTCAAAGGCTTGCCGTTCACGGGTTCGGGACTTGCTAGGCATTTCGCTACTCGGAATAAGACCATAAAGGCTACTAAGGTCATTGCTGAAAACATGACACTACCACCGGGCACGATCATTGTATGGCGAAGGGGAACTACTCCCTTTGGTCATGCAGGGATAGTAGATAAATGGCAAGGGAAAAAGGGCACGACTGTCGAAGGGAATACAAGCTCGGGGCTTCGAGGCTCGCAGCATGACGGTGATGGCGTTTGGGCACGGACGCGAGTAATTAACCCTACCTCATACTTCAGGATTACGGACTTTGTAATTTATTAAAAATAAAATTTCTAAGTCCCTTTTGGTTGTGCTTATATTTGTTTTGCCAACATAGGCACTCCTTATCTCATGCCTTCACTCCGCGAGGGCTTCTTTCGGGAAGCCCTTGTTTTAAGATAGATACAATGGATATATTTAGTGAACTCTTGCGCAATGTTCTAGCAACTCTGGTAAGTACGGTAACGATTGTTATTATGTTCTTCAGATTCATGAATAGGGAACGCTTGCAGCACGCAAAACAAATTGCAGATGTCATTGAGAAAACGGCAAGCCATGTATTCAATACATCGAAGCTTGAAAACCGCGTTCAGCAACTCGAGAAAACCGAGAAGGAAAAATCGGAATCGATAGACAAGCAATTTGCTTTAGTTCACTCAAGACTTGATCAGATCTACTCCATAATTGCAGGGCTTAACAAGTGAGTTTGCATTTTGGCTTTAAATATTGGAACGAGCCTACGCCTGCTAAGATTCGCAGGGTCGCGGGCGCTTTAGCCGCCGCTGGCATTGCCGGTTGCGGTTTTGCCTATTTACGCGATAATATAGCTTTGGCGATTACGCTGTTAAGCTTCGCGGTTGGTGGGTCTTTCATTGCAAAGCTATTTACGGACAAGCCATGAGAAGAGATAGATTCAATATAGCAATTTACCGAGGTGAGACTTTCAGTCTTGCAGTTGAATTGAAAGACGCAGATGGCGCGGCTATTACTTTGGTGAATGCGACTTTGACCGCTCAATGCAGAGTAAAGGCTACGAATGCGACGCTCTTTACTTTCAATACAACGGTAACATCACCTGCAAGTGATGGCAAGTTTTCAATCTCTTTGCCGGGAGCTACAAGCCTTGCACTAACTCCGCAAAAGGGCCTTGTATATGATGTGAAAATATCATGGCTTGGCGGCGATACAAAGTATTGGCTTGGTGGTGATTTGGATATTATTGATACGGTGACTTCATGAGTACAAACAATGTAGTCATTACGGCGCTTCCAGAGGTGGTCCGAGTTTCGGTTGGAGCTACAATAAACTCAGGCGCGGCGGTTTACATCTGGAATGAAACTCCAACGGGCACTATCAACGGCTCAAATGCGACTTTCACATCATTGCAAAACTTTGTCCCAAACTCTTTGCAAGTCTTCATAAATGGAATGCTGCAAGTGCTTACAAACGATTATACGACAAGCGGCTCAACGACAATAACTTTGAATGTTTCGCCTGTCGTTGGTGATGTTATACGAATACATTACAAATTAGGATAATACGATGGCTGAAACAACAATAGCAGGCCGCCAGATACGCGATGGAGCTATAACAAATAGCAAAGTCGCTGCGGGCGCTGCAATAGATTCGAGTAAATTAGCAGATGGCGCAAACTTTGTCAAGAAGGATGGGAGCGTAGCGTTTACGGGCGCTCAGTCAATGGGTAACAACAAGCTTACGACCATTGCAACTCCGACTGACTCAGGTGATGCTGCAACTAAGGGATATGTAGATACGCAAATAGCAGGCTTGTCAAGTGCTTACAAGTATCGCAATGTCCACGCGGCTACGACTGCTAATATTACCATAAGCAATCCCGGAACGGATACTTTCGACGGTCACCAACTTACAAGCGGGCAACGCCTTTTGGTTTGGCAGCAATCCACTCAAAGCCAAAACGGTATCTATGTTTTCAATGGGTCGGCCGTAGCTCTTACTCGTGCAACTGATTCGGACGCTTGGGACGAGCTTACAGGCTCTTTTGTCCATGTTGACGCGGGTACGACTTATGGCGATAAGAGATTCTATTGCACTTCAAATTCAGGCGGAACGCTTGGTTCTACGGCGGTCACTTATGTGCAAGATGAGTCAGGAACTTTGACTCCGAGCAACTTTGCAACTGAAGTCATACCAAGTGGAAATATCGACGGCTCGAATACGGCTTACACTTTGCCTGATACTCCGACTGCAGGGACTTTGCGCTTGCACTTGAATGGTATGAGGCTAAGAAGCGGAGCGGGTAATGATTACACGATTTCGACCAATACGATCACGATGGCGACGGCTCCAATTAGCGGAGATGTTTTAATTGCTGATTACATGAAGTGATAAGATGCCAACAACAAAACTAAATAACGGCCAATTGCCTAACTCGTTTGATTCAAAGACAATCGGGACAAGCAATACAATCAATACGAATCTTACTAAGCTATCCATTGCAGGCGGGTCAAATGGTCAGGTATTATCTACTAATGGTAGTGGTACTTTGTCTTGGGCTACGGCGGGCGGTGGTGGTGTGACCGATGGGGACAAAGGCGATATTACCGTCTCTAGTTCGGGTGCTACTTGGACTGTAGATAATGACGCGGTCACTTATGCAAAAATTCAGAATGTATCAGCCGCTTCAAAGCTCTTAGGCCGTGGTGATTCAGGTTCAGGCGATGTGCAAGAAATTACACTCGGCACGGGTCTCACAATGACAGGTACTACTTTGGCTGCGAGTGGTGGTGGTGGTGGTGGAAACCCACCAACAACAACAATTATAAAAACAACCGATGAAACGGTTACAAATTCATCTACATTGCAAGTTGATGACGAGTTAATATTTACTGGTAGCAAAAATACTTACTATTACTTTGAAGCTGTAATATATTATCAAAGAAGTAATCTAAATGGTAGTGGCGACCAGCCTGGCATTAAAATTGCGTTTGGCAATGGTGAAAGTACAAGAGGATATTTTTCTGCAATTCCGGGAAATACAACTACAACAGCAACAGGAACAAATGGTATTACTACAGTATCGGTAGGAATGACTATATTTTCTACTTTGGCGATTAAAGTCACAGGCTCATTTTATTTAAATGATGACATGGGTGACCAGCCTCGGCTTTGGTTTAGATGGGCGCAAATTACAGACTCTGCAACAGTTGGAACGGTTGTAAAAAAGGGCAGTCATTTACTTATTTGGGCACTATAATGGAAATAACACTCTATAAAAAAACTGAAGCCGTAAACACGCCTGTTTTGGCATACGATGCTGATGGCAATCCGACTGAATTTGGCAATCCATTTCCCGTAATGCTATGGAAATTCAAAGACGAAAACGGCAATATATGGAATACCGAAACTGCAATCGACGGTACTGAAGAAGAAGCCGCAAGTATCATTCTAGGCATTACCAAGTGAGTCAATACAGACCCCGCTTAAACCATGAAGAGTACACGGCGGTGCTTAACTATCGGATAGGTAAAGGCTTTGAGCCGAGCCCTGAAGACAAGCCCGAAGTAGTTCCTGATTGGCTAAATACCTTTGAAGATGGACGCGAGGAGGTTTTGCCCGTTTTGCGTATTCAAGGTAAAACGGCGGTCTTCAGTGATATTCACTTAGGTATCCATGACAAAGCGGCGCTTATTGCAGCGATTCAATATGCAAAACAAGACCGAGTAGAGAATATCATTTTGAACGGTGATATACTAGACTCGGCTCAAATCTCAAGGCACCCGAAACACGCTGATACGCCAAAATTCTTAAACGAGATCGAACTTGCAAAGCAGTTTTTAGAAGGTTTGAGGTCCGAGTTCAAAGACCAGAATATCTACTTTAAAATTGGCAATCATGAAGACCGCTTGGAGCGGTACTTAATGCAGAATGCAGACGCGCTTGCTGGTTTGATTGATTTCCGCAAACTGCTAAAACTTGATGATCTTGGAATACGCTTTGTCGAGTCAACGCAATTTATGAAAATAGAAAATACCTACATAGTCCACGGTCACGAAATGAAAGTATCAGGCGGCGTAAACCCCGCCCGCGCTTTGATTCTCAAAGCCGCGGCTAATGTCGTAATGGGTCATGTGCATCGTACTTCTTTTGCATCTATCAAGAGCTTGGACGGTAAGTTTTACAAAGCTTATACAACGGGATGCCTTTGCAAATTGAGACAAGCATATATGCCACACTCAAATAGCAATCATGGTTTTGCAATCATTCAAGAGAATGGTATGGTAGATAATCTCTTTATTGAGAACGGAGTAGTGCAATGAGATTCAATGATGTACTAAATGCAATGATGATAGTTGCAGTCTTGCTTATTATTGGCTTTGTTTCGGGGCTTCACATAGGCAAGACAAGCCAAAAGAGAGTAACTGATACAATCACTACCGTGCAACTTATTGAACGCCCTGTAACGATTAGAGACTCAGTACATACGAAGTCGGTGACTATCAAGACTAAGGACACTATTTACTTTCTTGATAAGCCCGTAATTATTCCTTGTGGTGATACTTCGTTTATCGCTCAAAGCGACTCGGTAATTACCGCGACTCGCGATACTATCAATATGGCTTTTGCCTATGCAAATCGCAAGGGTCACTTCTCACTTGTTTACCGCCCGCGCCCTGACTCAATTAAGGTAATTACTTTACCGACTGAAGTGAAAACCGAGAATAACTGGGGATGGGTCGTAGGTGCTCTTGGTGTTGGATTAGGTTTGGGAGTGTATTATGGCAGGCGCTGATAATCTCAAAGGACATAGCTTCAGAGACAAGCCCGAGCGTATCAATCGAAATGGTAGGCCAAAGGGTAGCATCGTGTATGTCAAAGACCTTGCAAAGATGGCGGCCGAAGAGCTATCAAAGCCCGGCAAGACAAAAGAAACTGTAGCTGGTGATATAATCGAAATGCTGATTCATAAAAAGATCTTGCTTAAGGAAGATATTACGGCAATGAAACTGCTAATGGAGTTGCTATCTCACATGGATAATCAAGTAGCAGAGAAAGGCAAAATGATAATAGAGTGGGGTTCGCAAAATGGATACAGTGATACGGATAAAACCGCATGATAAACAGCTTGAGATACTTCGGAATAGGAAGCGCTTTAATGTTGTTCGGTGCGGTCGTCGCTTTGGCAAGTCTTATTTGGCTTTTGCTCTTGCCCTTGAGAAAATGCTGGAAGTTGATGGCTCGTATGTTCTCTACACCGCGCCCTCATATACCGAGCTCTCAGGAAGAGAAACCGAAGCACAGAATTTCTTTGCACCGCTTGGCGCAACTTACAAACAAGGCCAGATTAAACTAGGTCGTAGTACATTGGTTTTGCAAGGTATTTACCGAGCGGATGGCTTAAGAGGTAATAAGTTCCATAGAGTGATATGCGATGAGTGGGCACACTGCCCAAATGCTGAAGACGATTGGAACTTTGTGCTTAGTCCGATGCTCGCAGATTATGAAGGAGATGCTTATTTCTTTTCAACGCCAAAAGGTAAAAATCACTTTTGGCAATTAGATCAGCTCTCCGAGACTATGTCAGATTGGCAATCATTCCACTACTCGACATACGACGGCGGGCAAATCAAGATAAGCGAAGTTGATAGACAAAAAGAACTGCTACCGAGCTTAGTATTCGCGCAAGAGTTTCTTGCAGAATATGTCGATAGATCAGCGGCTAAGATTAAACGCGAATGGCTACGCACGACAAACGGTCAAGAATGCACGGCGTATTACATTGGAGTTGACCTTGCAATTAGCCAGAAAGAGACAGCCGATTATACGGCAATCGTTGTAATAGGCACGACAAAAGATGGTGAGGTAGTTGTAGTTGAAGCGGACCATTTTAGAGCGCAGTTCCAAGAGATAGGCCGTAAGATCATGTCAGCCGAGCAACGATGGAACGCAAGAGTAGTTGCAGTCGAATCAAATCAGGCGCAAGCTTGGATGGTGCAAGAGCTGAAACGAAATACTAAAATGAATGTAGTCGGAGTAAGAGCGGACAGAGACAAGGTAATACGCTTTCAGCCTGTAGAGGCACGATATGAGCAAGGCCTTGTATATCATGTCCCTCATATCAATCCGGAATTTACCGAGGAGCTGCTATCCTTTACAGGCACTCCGCAAGACAAACATGATGACTTTATTGACGCGTTGGGCTATGCTTTCAACGCTATTCGCAAAACTCCACAGATATATGTATGAGTCTACTTGACCAACTTAGAGATAGAATCGCGGCTGCAGTTGCACCGCGAAGAAACGACAGACCGTATATTCGGTCGGGTGGCTCTCGCAATATCGGTGCGACTCAAGTCGGTAATGAGTTAAGCGCCTCTCTTCGAGGGACTGTTTTCGCTTGCTTGCAGCATAGAGCGAATGCTTTGAGCGGTATCAAGTTCGATGCATACAAAGAGCAAAACTATGAGAAAGAGGAACTCGGTCGCGGTCATTGGACTAACGAACTACTCTCAAATCCGAATCCGTACTTCACACGCTCGCAAGTTTTCGGATATATTGAAAACTGGCTTAGTATAAATGGCAATGCGTTTATATGGACTCCGACAAATGGCTACCGCGTGCCCTTGCAGATGTGGGTGCTTAATCCGACAAGAATGCGAGTTATTAAAGGAGAGAATAACTTTATTGATGGGTATGTCTATCAGTCAGCGCAAGAGGGCAATATAGCCATACCTGAAAAGGAGATTATTCACCTTGCTAAGCTTCACCCCGCCGCGCGTCCTGAAGAGATAATCGGTATGAATATCTTTGGCGTTGGTTTGGTATCAGCCGCTTTGGAATATGCGAATATTGACCGCGAGGTTAGTGCTTATCTTGCACGCCTCTTTGCGAATAATACAGTCCCGCCGCTTATTGCGAAGTTCCCTGAAAGGTTTGACCAAGATGAATGGCAAAAACTGAAAAGCGCATGGAATGAAGAGCTACCGGATTACAAGCTCCGCGCTTTGCTTGGTGGTGGAATGCAATTAGAACTACCGCCAAAAGGCGAGCTTGCAGTGAGCTATGACGCGGTTAGCCGTGATACACGCGCTCAAATCGCTCAAGTCTTCGGCGTGCCCCCTGGAATGCTTGATGGTTCTTTCCAAAACAGAGCGACTGCAGAGGTCCAGTTTGCAATCTTTAGACAAAACACGATAGACCCCGAGGCGCTCTACATTGCTGAAGAGTTTACACGCCATTTTAGAAGATGGGAAGAGGATGTCTTAATTGAAGCACAACCGTATGAATATGCAGACCCCGATGCTGATATGAGGCAAGAAGAGTTCGAGCTTAAATGGGGAATCAAGACGATCAACGATGCAAGAGGCGAGCGCGGATATGATCCGATACCTGAAGGCAATACGCCGCTTATTGCTAATGGTTTTGTCCCGCTTAACGCGGCCGTTAACCCCGCTCCCGTGCCCGTAGCGGCTCGAAAACTATTAACCCGAGCAAATGCCAAGCTCCCTATTGTTACAGCCGATGCAAAGGACCTATTTTGGAGAAACTTTGACGGGATAACTGAAGCGAATGCAGGTAGCCTCGAGAATGTAGTTGAGATGATCATAGCACAAATCAAAGAGCAAGTCTTTCAGCTTGCAGATGACGGCGTGTTGACTCTTGCTACGGTAGATGTTTCACCCGAAGACCTTGCGGAATATGATGCAATCATAGCCGATGCTGCAAATCAAGTAGCTACCGAACTCTATGCGACTCTTGCAATCGAGGGCGGCGTGCCTCCGACTGCAGAGGTTATTGCCTTGGTCGAAGAGTCAAGCGCTCAAATCCGAGATTCTATCGGAGTAATCAAGCAAGAAGTACAAGCGACTCTCACTGCAAACGCGGGTAAGGATAAAGACGAGTTATTTAAGATTTTAAATACCAAGTTTGACTCTTTGCAAACAAGCAGAGCGCGTGCAATTGCAAATACGACCGCCGCAAATGTTACAAGCGGAATGCAATACGCCGTGTACAAAGATGAGGGCTTTGAGATGGTATGGCTTACACAAAGAGACGGCCGCGTAAGACCCGCGCATGCTGCTTTGGAAGGCTCGACTCAAGGCGCTGATGGATATTTTACGGTAGTGACTGAAGTTCGCGATAAAGAAGGCAATATCATTGAAGTCAAAACCGAGAAAGCGAAGCGCCCTCTCGGATCAGGACTAAGCGCTTCAAATGCAGTGAACTGCAGATGTCAATTATTCCCAGTTGAAAAGCAATAAAAATAAAGGTTTAATATGAATTTAATAACACGCGAGCTGAACCTACAACTTAGGGACGGCTACGAAATGGAGGAAGGCTACGAAGAGAAAGAGAATGATCTCTATACTTTCGTAGTATCGACTCCTGAAGTTGACCGCTATGGGACTATCATAGTTCCAAGTGGAATAGACTATCAAGCATATCTAAATAATCCCATAGTCTTAGCTCAGCATGACTCGGACAAGTGGCCTATCGGTCGCTGTTTGGGTTTTGCAATGAATGGCGAAAACCTAGAAGCTACAATTCAAATTGAGTGTATTACTGAAGAAGGTAAGAAACTCAATAAGCTAATCAATGCAGGTTTTGTAAAAGCCGTATCGGTTGGTATCATACCAAATGAATACGAAGATAAAACAATCGACGGTCAAAAGGTAACTGTTTACACAAAGTCCGAGCTTGTAGAATTTAGCGTTGTTTCAGTCCCTGCAAATCGCCAAGCCTTGCTTAAGAAATCAATCAAGACTTTACTCCAAGATTCAATCAATAAATACAAAAAGGAAAAGAGAATGTTAACCCCAGAGATCGAAGCCAAGATCAAAGACGAACTTCTTCCGGCAATCAAGGAAGCGTTTGTTAATGAGGTAATTAATCTCGGCTTTTCACCTGAAGAAGCCGAAGCATCCGTAAACGCTTTTATCACTG